GGGGTCCGACGGCTGGGGACGTGGATTCGTGCGACGGATTGTCATGTACTACTGTTTTCCCCAAAAAATCCCTAGGGTCCTTAGCCCAATCGAGGAAGTGCTGGGTAGCCTGAGGCCTGTCTGTCGTTGGTTCTAGGTCGATGACCCCCTTCTGGTCTACCTTGACCCCCTGTCCTTTGGCTTTGAGCAACTTGTCTAGGGCATCATGGCTGATGCTGAACCTGTGCTCGACCACCGCCTGAGGCTGGTCTTGGAGCAATTGAATCTTGTCGATGCTGATACCCATGGCGATGGGGATTTGGCTGACGTGCAGTTGGTCTAACTCATCGACCAGTTTTTGGGACGCCCTCTGGACGAAGGCTTTGAGGTTTCGGACAGTCGTGGCCTTGAACTCGTCGTGCAGTCCCGTGACCTCTGGCATGTCTCGCTTGATAGCCATGACATTGTTCGGGGACATCTTAGCCAACTTGGCGGCTTCGAGGATGGGAGTGCCAGCCCTGAGCAGTTCCTCAATCTGGGCTCGCCGCTCCTTGGTGACCCGCTTGCCGTTGTGGTTGGATGATGGGTTTGTGTTCAGTCTCTCGTTGTCCATTGTTGACAACCTGTGGATAGTGCGAACAACTGTCAATCAATGGCTGATGACTCCCCCAACTACTTTGAGCGTAAGTTCATCGTGGACATCGTCCCTATCAAGACGACTCACCAGTCCGACCTTAGGATTCTGAAGACCAAGGACAATCGGATGTTCGTGGGCAAGACTACGAAGTCAGCCATCAAGGCTTGGATGCGGGAGTTCGAGGTGAAGGCCAAGAGGTACGCTCCTGACAAGCCTTACACGGGACCGCTGGAGTTGACTCTGTATTTCGGGTTTCCGAACACTTTGGCCGACAAGGGCCAGACTGTCCACATGAGCACCAGACCCGACTTCGACAATTTGGCGAAGGCTGTCTGCGATTCGCTGACGAACAGCGGATTCTGGTATGACGACTGCCAGATAGTTTTTGGCAAGATTATGAAGTTTCGGACAGACATGCCGTTTATGGGAGTTTGGCTCAAGAGAGCCGAACACATTGATTCGACGCTAATGGGGGCAATCATCGACCATCTCAGCGAATGAGCGAATTCGTCCAGTGGAAGGAATCTGACGTAATTGAACGATTCAACGTTCCTAAGGACGAATTGGTAGAATTCCGTAAATCGCTGAATGAGGGCCAACACTGGGAACGGATGCCTTTTGGCAAGCGACCCCTCAGGACGTGTCCTATCGTTTTCACCGAATCTGGATGGGAGGCTGTCGTCCAGCGTTTTGGCATCCAGCAGATGAAACCTGCCGAACCTGAGCCAGAGAGCCTAGTGATGGCAGAGGTATTGCGGTGCAACTACCCCAATAATCGTGTGATGCTGGTTAAGACTGAGGACGGAAAGTCGGTCTTCTGTAGTGTTTTCGACTCAACCCCGTTCAAACCGAGGATGCCTGTTGTAATTAAGCATCGAGGTGGACGCTGGTATTGCGAACATCGCCCCACCTCGGTCCTTCGCCTGAATACTTTACTCAAGAGAAATTCCCAACCATGAAGAAATGCTCACCCAGCCCCGTCGGCAAGAAAAAGGCCCTCCGCCTCGCCGCTAACAATAAAAAAGGAAACCGCTAATCATGGGCATGATGAAGATGATTGCCAATGTGGGACGCAAGTTCCGCACTGCCGCAATGAAAGCGGTCCGTCCAAAGACCTCATGGGAAAAGCCTATTGCCGACGACCTGCGGTCAGCCTTAGGCGGGAAGAAGCAGAGGGACCTTATCCGAAGCCAAGGGGTCGCAAACTTTTCCGATGAAGTAAACATTGCTGACCAGACCGCTGGCAACGCCATGAAGAAACATCAAGTGGCACAGGAGGCGGTAAGAATGCAAAAGGTGAACAAGCGTATAGCCGATTATGATGCTGGCTATCCTAAGTCTCGTGCCAATCGCCCTCAGAAGGCCTTAGACAGGTCGGGCTGGGAAACTGAGGGAGGTCCTAGTACCATTTCCAAGAAAACCCGTGTCACCTTCAAGGGTCAGGACATGAAGGAGAGTAACTTTATGAAGTCCTTTAAGCCAGTCGGTGGCTACAAGTACGGAACCCTTGTTTCCAAGGAAGCCCTCCGCACTGGCGGAAAGAAAGCCGTGGCCGACTCTTATGGTCGCAAGGGCTTTTCGAATTACAAGACCCGCTCTTACGAACCCTAATTTTACCCAACCCAAAATACGACAATGAGTCTAGGAAGAATGGCAATCACTGGCCTGACTAAGGCCGCTAAGTCAGTCGCAAACTTCGTTGGTCGCAAGGCCAAGTACACCGCAATGCGTGGAGTCGTCAAGACTGTCAACGCAACCGAACGTGCTGGAAACGCTACTGCGGACTTGGTTCGCAAAGGCCTTAAAGCCAGCGACGCACTTGATAATGTTACGCTCGGCCCCATCGGCAAGGCGACTCGTGATGCCTCTGCCGCCGTCATCAAGGCCACCCGCTCCGCACGTCCTCGTGCTCGTGAGACTGTGGGCCAGATGAACGCTCGCAAGGGTATCGTGAACAAGAAGTACACGCCCTCCGAGAAGATGTACATGGAGAAGCCAAGCGGTCTTAACCTGAAGAAGGAAATGCAGAACTACAAGAGGGACAGGGGCACGATGAATTACAACCAGAAGAAAGACGGCATGGTCGGTAACGCTGACAATTACCCCAACAAGCCCATGTACATGCACGAGATGCCGAACGACAGGCCTCAGGACAACATTGGCCGCATGACCAAGACCTACAACGACGCCATGAATGGGCAGACCATGAACAAACTTAGTAATGCAACATCCTCCTCTGGCCCTCGCTACACCAACAAGCAGGTGCGTGCTGGCCGCAAGGTCGCCCTCGGAGCCGCCACTGGATACGCCGCTTCTGAATACTACAAAGCCAAGAACAACCGATGATTACTCTAATTGCTTCTGCTATCTTCTTCCTTGCTGGCGTCTATGTCGGTGTTCGCTACTCGGAACGCCTCAAAGCCATCTGGGTTTCTATCGTAGGCTAAATGGCCGACGACAAGGACAAGTACGTGGCAGGGCGAGGGAATCCGAGCCTCGACCCTACACGTACTGACCTTCAGGCCAAGCGGGACGCACTGTTCAAGTCGTCCTTTTCCCGTGACAATAACGGGATGCTCACTGAGACGAGCAGGTTGGCTTCCACCAACGCCGCCAACGACGCACGTCGGTCAAAATTTGGGACTCCTGAGTCTGCTAAGGCATCCTTAGACCTTAACTCAAATCTATCTGATGGGGCTAAGTCCAGAATGTCTAAGTTCGGCACTGCCGAATCGGCCAAGAAGTCCCTAGACCTAGACTCTAACCTGTCAGCCGCAGGTAGGGCCGCTAGACAATCTCTCAGTGAGTTCGGAACCATGGCATCGGTTGAACGTAGTTACGGCATTAATGCTGTACCCAAGACTGAGCGTGCCAGCCTCCAGAGGGACACCTCTGGGGGAGGTGCGAAGTCTGGGATACGTCCTTCAAAAAAATTATCGTCCTTCGGACGTAGTGTGCCATACGACGATTACAGTCCATCTGCTGTAAATTCAGGATTCTTTAAACAGGCAGTGAAATCATTTAAGCATTTTGTGCCACAATTCGGTTTATACGGCTCTGGGTTCCATGGGGGCCCAATCAGGATTCAGCCAATGAAGTGGGAAGGGGCCTTTCCAGTTATGGACGTTCAGCAATGGGACGCCGCTGGCTCTGCTACAACTTTCACGCAAAATGAGGACAATGAATAATGAGTACGGATACTGTAACTGTGGCAGGGATGCAGTTGTCCAAACATCCCATCATTCATTTGCCCTCTGAGGCGGAGATTGTAGAACTAGCGACCACGCTTGGCTCGGATGGGGCAGTTCAAGTCCTCAAGAGGCGTGAGGAGAAGATTCAGGCCGAGCAGAACGACCCGTACAGGCATGGCTACGAGCCAGACAGTTGGGTTGACGCCGACAAACTGCTCATGTCTGGCAATGAGTTGCTCATCATGGGTGGCAATCGTGCTGGCAAGACTGAGTACGCCGCTAAGAGGGTAATGCAACTGCTGTGCACTAGGCCCAACTCCAGAATTTGGTGCTTACACACGACTTCTCAGACTTCTATCCAGATGCAACAGGCAGTCATCTGGAAATACATGCCTCCTGAGTTTAAGACGGCCAAGAAGACCAAGGTGACCAACATCCAGTATTCCCAGAAGAATGGGTTTACGGATGCAACATTTGTCCTCCCTAATCGCTCCCAGTGCTTCTTTATGAACTACGGGCAGGAGAAGAAGGTCATCGAAGGTGGTGAACCTGACCTTATTTGGTGC